CGTTGTCGAGGATGCCCTGCGCGACCAGGGCAGCAATCTGCCGGCCGGAGTTCTCCGGGTTGCCGGAACCCGACAGCGGCCCCGTCTTCGCCGGCGAGAACGGCAGGTAGTCACGGATCGTGCCGGCCAGCGAGCTCGCGGCGGACGCCAGCGACCCGATCATGTTGTAGATGCCGTTGATGAGGCCCTGCACGACGTTCCTGCCGGCGTCATACAGCAGCGAGCCCAGCGACCCGATCGCGTTGCGGATCCGGCCCGGCAGCCCGACGAAGAACCCGACGACACGCCCCAGCCCCGCACCCGCGGCGCTCGCGAGCCGGCTGACGCCCAGGTTGAACAGGGTGCGCGCCGTCGACCACATCGTGGTGATGGTGTTGATGACCCGGGTGCGCAGGTTCAGGAACCTGTTCACCAGGCCGACGATCCACGTGGCGATGTTCGTGATGATCCGGGCCTGAAACTGCGTGAACGACGTGGTCACGCCGGTCCACCAGTTCCGCACCGCGGACAGCACCTGGGCGCCCCCGTTGCGGAAGTAGTTCTGAATCGTGCGCCACAGGAACCCGACGATCCCGGTGAGGATCGACACGACGCCGTCGGCCACCTGGACTAGCCCGTCCCACGCCTGTTCCCAGTCGCCGGTGAAGACGCCCACCAGGAAGTTGATCAGCCCTCCGAGCACGTCGAACACGCCACCTAGGACGTCGACGACGAGCGTGATGGCGTTGACCACCTGGGCGCCGAAGATCTCCAGGAAGATCCCGATGAGCGGCTGCAACAGGGTGATCAGGTTGGTGATGGCCGGCCCCAGGTTCTGCGAGAACAGGCGGCCGATCTCCGCGAGCGCCGGCCCCAGCGCCCCCAGGATCAGCGTGACCAGGGGGGCCAGTACGCCGATGAGCTGCGCGACGACGCCCAGCACGACACCGATGAGCGGCGCGAGCCCCTGCACCGCGGTGGAGAGGTTCACGGCAAGGGCAGTGATCACGGGTTCGAGCGCGGTACGGAGCTGCGTGACGATCGGGATGAGCACCGCCAGCAGCGAGCCGATCCCGGTGAAGATCGGGCCGGCCACGGCGCCCAGGATGCTCACCGTCTCGCCCACCTGCGTGATCAGGTCGTAGAACTGCTGTAGGCCGGCCTGCGCGCTCGCGGTCTGAAGGAACGCCGCGAGCTGCCCGGTGGCGGCCTCGAACATCTGAATCAGGGTGGCACCCTCGTCGACGCCGGGCCGCAGCACGGACACGAGCACCGACCCCAGGTTCGCAACGATCCCGACCAGGGAACCCATGGTGGTCAGCGCCATGTCGAGCGCGTCAGCGAGCGCCCCCGACTGCACGACACCTTCGGCCCACCCCGCGAACCCCGCGGTCACGTTCGAGATCGAGGTAGCGAGCTGCGTCGACGAATCGATCGACCCGGTGAACAGGGTCAGCAGCCCCTGACCCACGTTGCCCAGCGCCGGCAGGATCGCCGCAAGGGTGTCGTTCAGGCCAGCCATGATCGTATCGAGCTGCTGCGCCCCGCCCCCGGACACGATGAACGCCGAGAACGACTGCGCGGCATCGTTCAGGATCGCCGCCGTGGCGGCCACGTTCGTCGTCAGGGACGGCAGCACGGCACCCGACAGGGCCGTCAGCTCGCTCGCGAGCCCCCGGAACAGCTCTTGCTGCACGCTGTTCTGGAAGGCCGCCCATGCCGGCGTCAGCTCGCCCACCACACCGACCACGGACCGCGCGGCCGGCGCGAGTGCATCCATGGCCGCCGTCAGCTCTTCCTGCGTGGCCGCGGAGACCGCGCCCGTGGCTGCCAGCTCTTGCTGCGCGGCAGCCTGCGCGCCGAGAGCGTCGCTGACGCCGGCGGAACCCACCTGAATCGCTAGCTGTGCCTGCCCCAGGGACGCGAACACGCCGCCGGCGGCCAGGGCAGCCACCGACGCCTGCCCGACGGCCCCAGCGACCGCCAGCGCGCCCGCAGCGACGCCGGCGAGCGACGGCCCGATGGGCACGAGCGCGCCCACCAGGCCGGACGCTACGGAGCCGATGCGCGCGATGGCGGATCCCTGTTGCGTCAGGGCCTGCCCCAGCGTCGACGACGCCCCGCGGTCGAACCCCGCCCCGAAGTCGCGGCCTAGCCGGTCTCCGGCGCTGCCCGTGTCGACGCTGCGGAGCTGCGACGTGATCGCACGGTCGAAGTCGACGTCGGCGTCACCACTGATGTCCAGCAGCACCGGAACCCGGATGGCCACGGCTACACCTCACCCTCGTTGAACGACTCGCCATTGCCGAAGTCGCCGGCCATGACGTTCGGATCCCACGACGTGCCGACCGTGTCGCCCCGATACCCCTTCGGCGGAAGCTCGAACATGCCGCGCGTTTTCATCTGTTCGGCCTCGTCCTTCCCTTCCAGCAGCCAGAAAAAGATCAGGTCACACAGCTCGCGGCCGTCTAGTTCTCCGAGTCGGATGCCGGAAGCGATGGCGCGGCCGTTGACGGCTTCTTCCACGGCTGCCGCACAGCACCGTTGGAAGACGTAGTAGGGCGGCCGGTGTTCGACTTCTGAAGCTGCACGAACAGCCATTGCAGGTGCTCGTCGTCGAGCAGGTCGTTGTCGTCGTCGAGCCGGGCGACGATGTAGGCCCACGCGTCCGGGCCGAAGCCCTCCGCGAGCCACGCCGTGGTTGCCTTGCTCGATTCGAGCACCGCGGCGACGTCGGTGAGCGACGTGAGGGTGCGCTGCATCTTCAGGATTCGGCCCATGCGGGGGAAGTTGAAGTCGAACGGGCCTTCCTCGTCGGCCCCCTTGAACGGCCCCGGCAGGTAGACCTCTTCCGTTGCGTCGGTCTGCCCTTCCAGCCCCTGCATGCGTGCGTTTGCATCAACCTTGATCGCCATGTTCTTCAGCCTCCTGTGTTCATCTGACGGTGATGTCGATGTCGACATCGGATTGCCCTACGCGGGACATTTCCGCTTCCATCAGGGGCCGCAGCCCCCGATAGTTGCGCACCCAACGCACGGGGTACCGGGCGCCGGGCCACCACATGAACCGCTTGCCCCAACGGGAGTACCCCTGCGCATCACGGCGTGCCGGGATGATGCCCGGGTTGCCGTGCACGGACAGGATCGTTGCTTGCCCAGCACCGACCTCGACGCTCATGGTGTTCGCGGCCTCGACGCCGGCGGGGTGCTTGTCGATCCGGGCGCGGACACGCCGAATGGTCGCCTCGCCTACCTGGCGGGCGACCTCTTCGCGGATCTGCCGTCGGACGTCCGACAGCCCGGTGATGGGTCCGTTACGCCGTACGTTCGCCCGGATCGGCACTGGTGACCATGTCCTCGGTCACCGGCTCATCTTCCGGTGTTGCCGGTCGTCCACCCTCATGGGCAGGCCGGGACATGCGGTCGGTTTCCAGCATCGAGACGACGGTGTCCCGAATGTAGTTGCGGCTCATCGCGTCGGTGATCGTCATGCCGTAGGCCCGCGCGTAGTCGGCCCACGCCTCGCGGCCGGCGTTGCCCTTCGGGCGCTCGCCGGCCGGCGGCTCGATGCGCAGAGCCGTCGGGTCGTCTTCCTCGAACTCGACCGGGGCGCCGGCGGGATCATGGTCTGCGAGATCCACCACGCCCGACGTCTGTGGCGTGACGGCCGGCGTGCGCTCGTCGACGACGACGGCGTCAGCGGCCGGCCCGCGGCTCTGGACAGGGGGCGCCAGCTCCGGCGCCTCCGCTGTCACCACGGTCACGGCGCTCGCGGAACGGCGACCCTTGACGGCGACCGGTGGTGCGCTCTGCGCGGGCGCGTGCGTCGCACGGCTCCGCGCGACCATAGCGAGCCCGACACGGCGCGGCACCGAACGGATCTCACCGCCCGGCATACGGACGGCCATGCGGTCAGCAGCAGACATCGAACCTCCCTGTGATTGTCCAGAATCCGCCACCACAACCGCCCCCTACCACGGGGGTCCAGGTCGTGACGACGATAGCAGCGTCCTTCAGGCGCTGAACTTTCGGCGCGCAACAGCGGATCGCGCGGAAGATCCCGTCAGCGTCGACGGCCTGCCGGGCGGCGTCGGCCTGCACCTGGTCGACGGTGGGGAACTGCATCTCGTCGGTGGGCTTCGCCATGCACCGCACCGCGCCGACCTGCGCCGACCACACCCACGCGTCGCACCCCGTGGTGCCCGTGTTCGACGCGTGCGGGTTCAGGCCCGTGATGGCCGCGTAGAGCTGCCCGTCAGAACCATCCTGGCAGTCGTCGACCTCGCACGAGTCGAACGGCACTTCCGGCCCGGGGTACACCGCGACGCGGCAGAACGGGTCCAACACGCAGTCGTCGTCCGGCGAGCCGATGGGAGAGTCGTCGTGCGTCATGATCTCCAGCAGATCCGACAGCAGTTCGAGCACACCGACCACGGGCGCCGCGCTCACCAGGAACCCACCGACCCCATGCAGTCGCTACCCGGGCGCGGCCACGTCAGTTCCGTCTGCTGCACCAGCTCCGGGCTGACGATCGACGGTGTAGCGGCACCGACGTAGCGGGCCTGTTCGATCCACGCGTCGATCTCCCAGATGCCCGTGCGCAGGTTCACCAGGTTCTCGAACCGGTCGTTGAACCCGATGGTCACCCCCTGACGGGTGATGGTCTGAATCCGGCGCGGCAGCCGGCAGTCGTCCTTCCGCATGCACGCCTTCAGGAACTCGCACATCAGGATGCCGGTGATCAGCTCGACGCCGTCGGGCGGGCACTTCCCTTCCAGCACGGTGATCGACCAGGTGCCGGGGCCGTCGATCTTCCCCAGCTCTTGACAGATCGGCCACCGGCCGCCGTCGGTGCGCACCACGCGCGAGCTGTCATAGACCGCGACCATCCCGCACGGGTCGTAGTCGACGCCGTCGAGCCGCACGTTGAGCACCTGCGACACCCCGGGCAGGTAGACCTCGCTGACCTCCGTGCACTGGCAGCCGCGCTTGCACCGGCCGCAGGACACGTTCACCCAATCGAGGCTGTTCGCGAGCCGGTACGGGCGCGTGACGCCGGCGCCGGCGTACCCACCGCAGCAGTTCGCGGCCGGCGCGCAGTTCTCGCGGCACGGCCGGTAGGTGCGCGGGCACCCGCCGTAGATCTTCCCGGTGGCGGTGTAGAGGTAGTTCGCCGCCCACCGCTCCGCCATCATCCGCAGCGCCGGGTTCAGCTCCGCGATGTCGAGATTGCAGCAGTCCTCGCACACGTACGGCGCCGGCCAGCACGCATCCCCGCAGGACACGAACCGGCCGGGCGACTCATCCCCGGGCGAGTCCAGTGACGGTTCACTCATGGCGTGCACCCCCCTCGACGTGAGTGGTGCGACCCCCGGGAAGGCTGTCCAGGGGCCGCACCACGATGAGACGCAACCGTCACGCCGGCACGAGGCACGGGTCAGGCAGCGAGATGTCCGACAGCCCGACGTACCCGTACTCCGCCGTCGGCGGCAGGCAGTCCTGGCACGTCGCGATGTAGCTGGGCGGAGGAACGTCGGTGGCCATCTTCCGCATGATGGCCCCGGGCCGCATCGGGTCGACCAGCCGGCCGTCGAGGCTCTGCTGAACGTCGTTGTACGGCCCGCGGCCCCACGCGTGAGCACCCTTC